CGCATCTGTTGACCTTAAGCAGCCTCCACAGGTTTTAGCTCAAGACATTCGCAAGGCACTGGATGAAGGTAAGATTTCCGCAGATGATGTACCAACTGCTAACAATATGCTTAGTACTATTCATGATAGTATTCTTAATTCCACTCTTGATGGAGATGCTGCTGAAAAGTATATTAAACCACTAGATGATGGAGATGCTCAACCTATCAATAGGCTTTTTAAATATAGCTCTCTTCCAAACAAATCTCCAATCTCAAAGAAACTTCTAGTCCCAAGTCAGTTTGATAACCTTCAAGACCTTGACGCGCTCATGGCTGACTCTGGAATTAAAGATAACATATCCTTTGTACAACATCCTAGGTATGTAGCCTCCGATGCTAATACAGGAGCCGCTGCAATCGAGGCCTCGCTTAAACAAGGTGGTATGAAATCTGTTGGAGAGAATACTCTTATTAATAAAGAGAAAGATGGACTGTATGTAATCGCTAAGAAAGTTCAAGGGGATGTAGGCGTTCCTGCTGCAAATGATAAATGGGTGCTGTTCAAGACCTCCGCTCCTGAAAGATTCTCCAAAACCAATGCTGATTGGGGAAAGCAAATTACAGATAGAAGTGCGTGGCTTGAAGATAAACCTAGAGTGGCCGACCCAGCTAATCCACTGGACATCTTTGATGAAACCTCTGCTTTGACTCAGCAAATTCCTATCAATGGATTTTATCAAGCAACTACTGGAGCAGGCGGCAAGGCGATTGAAAAGCTACAAAAGCTTGCAGGACTTGAAGGGGAATCTGAAGCAATGCGGAGGCTTAAGGCTGGATTCAGGGAAAACTTCGCACCTGCTATGTATGAATTTAAATCTAACCCTAGAGCACAATGGGTATTTGCTCAGGCCAAGAACGCTTTTCAAAAAGCTGAAAGTCTTGCTCACGCAATGACCTATGGGGACGAGGCCTTGGTGGGTGGAAAGAATATGTTTGGGAAGCTGATAGCCAATGCAACCCTAAGCGGTAAGTTTGGAGAGAAGTCTGCATTTGCTAAGATTTTAGAACCACTGACTAAGGAACATATAGGGGAACTTGTAGCGGCTGTTGACAAGGGTCTAGAAGGTAAAGCCTTGACTGACGCTTTCGCTAAAGGGGAAATTTCAAAGCCTGTCTACGAAGCCCTTAACGCTATCAAACCACTGGATGATTATTTAATCTCCCAGACACAAGGTACACTCGCTGCTGCTGATGGTGGGAGTTTCAGTCCAATCCGAGGGCATTATCTCCTCCCTCGGACTTGGAAGGGAACATGGCGAGTGCCTATTAAAACAGCCAATGATAAGTTGGTTTATATGGCAAGCGGAAATACTAGAGAGGAAGCCCTTCGAGAAGCACAAGCAATAGTTGGTAGAGAGGACACTAAAGGTTGGAAAGCTGGCAAGGCAATGACTGCGGATAGTTCTGATGACGTAGCCCTTGCACTTCAAGTTGCAGCTGGAAGTCCTGAGTATATGACAGCAGCGAGCCTCAAGGCTAAGCTAAACAAAGATGTCAAGAATCCTAACTCCTTTAAAGTCCGCACTGGCGTAGGCGGTTATGAAAGTAGTTTTACTAAGGATGAACTTATCTCTAAGTTTTACAACAACGTAGTAGCTCGAAATCGGCACATGGCAGAACTATCTGTCAATAAGCTCCTTGGTGAACAGATAGCTAAGGTTGGAATCGAAGACCCTCAGTTGGCTAAGGAACTTACTAGAAGATTAGACTCTATGGCAGGGAAGCAAGGTGCTGTAAGTAAAATGATTTCTGCTGAAGTTGATAAAGTATTCGCCCCTAGCCTTGGTAAAAACTCAGCCACTAAGATAGCTAATACTATCAACGAAGTGAACCATCATCTAACCCTTGGTGCGCTGAACATGGCGTTTCCAACTATGAACCTAATGACTTTCATCCAGACTGTAGTGCCACGCATTGCCTTCACACTCAAGGCTACAGATGAAAGCCTAATGAAAGCATATAGCTGGTTGCCACTAATAGGCACGGATGGGAAAGTCAGGGGAAGTTTTGGTGCAGTTGAACCCTTGAAGATTATGAAACAAAGCTTCATGGAGATGGGGCGGCCTGATGCAGCATTGTCTAAAAACTTCAGTAAAGCCCTCCGCGAAGGCGTAGTTGACCCTAAGTTTGTTGAAGAATGGGCAGGGCAGAATTCTAATCAGATACTCAAGCTCAAGGGTGTGCTTAAAGGGGAAGAGCCTTTCTCTGGTTTCCTGAAAAGCATATCTAACTATCTTCCAAGCGTAACGGAAAAGCTCTCCCGTGGTAATGCCTTTACTGTAGGGCATATTATTGGTCGTGATTTCTTTAAGCTGGAAGATGAAGCCCTTTATAGATTCGCTAAAGAATTCACTGAAAAGACCATGTTCAACTATACAGCTGCAGATAGGCCTCGTGTTTTCACTGGCCCACTTGGTTCTGTATTTGGACAGTTCAAAAACTGGACTGCACATTATATAGCTAACATGCTTGAATACGCTGGGGAGGGTTTCAACTATGGAAACTGGTCGCCGCTTATCTGGCAGATGGGTGGAACGACAGCGCTCGGTGGTGTAAGTGCAACCGCTCTATATCCAGTAGCTGACCAATTCAATCAATGGCTAAATCATAAATCCTTAATGGAGACACTGTATGAAAGAATGGGAGGCGGCAGTGGCGACTCTCGTCTGGGTAATCTTACTGATGGGGTGTTTCATGGTCTGCCTATGTTCCTTGGGGTTAGTGTTACTGGTCAAGCTTCAGACCCATTGAGTGACCCCTCTAGGACTGCAAGTATGATGTTCAGCTTTGTGCAGATGCAGAGGGCTAATGCAGTTGCCAAGGCTATTGGACAAGGGATTGATAACTGGGCAGCAACGGGCGAACATCCTGTTAATTCCGAACAGACTAGGGACTTGTTAATCCAAGCCCTTGCGCCTAAAACACTAGCACGCTTCGCCGCTATAACTGAAGACCAAGGCATTAAGAGCTTGAACAATGGGAATAAACTTTACTCTGGACTTAACCTTCCAGAAAAGATTATGTATGAATCTGGCTTCATGCCTAAACGTGTAGCCCTGCAACAGGATGTTAATGAACAGCTCTGGCAGAATCAGGCTGAGCTCAAGGCCAAGATAACTACCTATGGACGGATTTGGTCTGAGGCTGAACAGGCTAAAGATTTTGAAATGCTGACAGAGCTTCAACGGAAGATTCTAACCGAAGGTGTTCCGATTGATAGTGTTATTAGAAGCGCAAAGACTCAGACTAGGAACGCTGTTGTCCCACAGGAGGATAGGAAGTATAAGCCAACTGAAGTTATGAAGTTTAAGAATTTAGGGATTATTGAATAGGCTTGAGTTATACATTCATATTGGAAACATATAACTCATATCTGCTTGCGAATCGGTATAAATCTCTTAGGCATTATAACAAACTTCCCAGGTTCTTGCATCGTTGGAGCTTCCACCATAAGTCCACCTGTTATCATATGTTTCATGATAGCATCTATCTTGAACGCCTCAACCCGCCCTTTGAGGAAGTCAATAACCATATGCTCTGGTACGGCCTCGCCTTTGAACTTAGGTGCATTTTGAAGCATGAATTTATGAAGCTCAGCCATAACCCCAGAGGTTTCAGGAACGGCCATCCCTTTGAATATATCAGGCATGAAGTCCTCGGCCTCGAGCATCAGGCTTAGTGCGTATGCGATGTGCTGTTGTTCTATAAGCATAGTGGAACTGCACGCGGCTGCGATTGCCATAGCAATCTTTTGGATAGTAACAATCCTTCGGACAGAGTATGCTTCAAGGCGCGGATGCTCAGGGTTATCATCATTGCGTCCAAACCAATCCTCAAGATAATCCTGCGCTTCTTTAGTGTAATGATATTCTCCAACCATCTCAGTTATACGCTTTAAGTCCGAGGTAAGTTCCTGTTTCAACTTAGGGCTTGGTTTAGCAATGTCACCGAATAATCTATTCCTAGTGGCTTGTCCGCAATATACCATCATTAAACGTGCCGTAAACCCCATGCCAAACGCATCTGGGGGAAGGATTGCGCCAAGATATGCGGGCTGTGTTCCCGCCAACATATTGATTTGAGGGTAATCAATAATGGTTTCTTTATGTTCTCCATGACGGCGATTCTCTCTATAGATGTCATCGCAATCCCATATGAGGTTATAGAAGTTCATGGCTTCGTTATCATACTGAGGGATAAGAACCCCAAACTCAGCTGCCGCGACTTGTAGGGAGTGAAACATTATCAGCTCCCCGTCTGGAGTTTTCATAGTTCTCTGTGCAGCGCATAGTGCATCAACCATAGCGGCCTTGGTTGCAGACTGTGGAGCGACTTTAAGGATTCCAGTGTTAAGCCAAAACGCTTCCACCTCTTTTATGACTCGTGACTTTCCAACACCTGGAGGGGCAACAAGAAGTATATAGTGAGATGGAAACGCCCTTGTCCCCGCAGCTTCTACCCAAACCCTCCGCTCGAGTGCTCCCATAACACAGGCAACACCCGCCCATTTTCTAAATATCTCAGGTGTCGGAAACGGTTGGCTATACTGAATGAATTTGCCAATCCAAGATTCCTTTATAAACTGGGGGTAGTCTGTCATCATTGCCTTTATACTTTCTTAGTCCGTGTGGGTTTTGTTCTGTTGCTTTAGCCCAGTTCCATCCGACCTGAGCCTCCGCTGGAATAATCATAGTACCGATAGGATACTTGACTGGTATCTCCGCGAGTTTAAGAATAGCTGGAATTAGTGTTGCTTCGCTCTGCATAGGATATTGCCCCAGCACCGCGTCATGAATCTGCGCAAGGCACTGGTGTTCTTCTCTGTGTTTCCAGATTCTATAGAGAAATAAATTAAGGAGTTCTCCAACAGTGGACTGTGGTTCGTAGGCAATAGCTTCTCGTAAAGTTGCATCATCGTATCTTCTACCGAGAAAGTTTCGCTTGCGTCCAAGGGCTGTGATAAGGTAGCCTTTAGTCTGTAGCTGTGTGGCAACGGTTTGATGCCACCTGCGAATTCCGGGAAAGGCAGCAAAGTAACTACTTTGGAATTGGATAACAATTTGCTCTGGAATTTTAAGGATGCCAGCGAGTGTCCTAGCTGCTCCGTTATAGTTGGTAGCATGACCGAGTCGTTTGGCAATATCCCTATATGTAAAATGTCTGTAGTAGATTTGGTCTGCAATTTTTCTGTCATCTTTCATTACTCCAGTCCAAGGTAAGTTAGGCCAACACATTATAGCTACGGTTGTATGAAGGTCGCCTGATTCAAATGCTTTGATATAGTTAAGGTCGCCCGATACATAAGCTACCACGCGGGACTCAGCTTGTTCAAGGTCGAAATACCCAAGCTTCATTCCTTGGTCAGCGATAAGCATCTGGCGAAGTTCATCCTCAATGTTCTGCTGATTCCCACCTTCGTTGAATGGGTCAGAACTGCTAGACCATCTACCAGTCTCGGTTCCTACAACATTGAAAGAAGTTCTTAGCCTCCCATCGGAACTAACTCCTGTATGAAGGAATTGAAGTTTCTTAGTCACATCACGGAGCGCCATTGCAGTATTGGCTATCGGCATGGCAAAGAAGTTCTGGGCTATCTTTTCAAGGGCAGTACGGTCAGTGGAGAGACTACGCTTTCCCTTAGAGTATTTATAGATGGGGGTCATTTGCATAGTATCGTAGAAAAACGCCTTCATCTGAGTGGGACTTCCCATGTTCAGTGGCTTATCCCATACAGCGTGAGCCATAGCGTTTAGATTATCCTGTAGATATACTTCATCTTTCCGATACTTAACAAGAAAACGCTCCCTAACTTCCATGTCCACTTTAATCCCTCTAAGCTGCATCTCGAGGGCAGGCGCTCGCATCCCAGATACGAAGTCATAGGATATCTTGGTGTTAGCACTTGCTAATTCCTGCATCCCATTCCAAGCGGCAAGGGTAGACTCACAGTCCATACCATTGTATATCCACTCTGATTCCTCATGGGATATATTATAGGGAAGATTGTTTGAGCTAATTATCTCCATATCAAGTCCGCTTTATGGTTCTCTAGAAGAAACCTTGCATGGACAGGGATGCCAAGTTTATTCGCCAGCTCTACTGCAATTTGCATACCTTTAGATACTCCATAGTCAGAACACACTATCACTGCATCAGCGTGTTCAATCCAAGCGTGACCAGCTTCTATTCCCATCTTCCTATGGGCAGGGATATTGTCATTAAGAACCTGTGTATGAAGGAGATGTGACATGAGAGGAGCTTCACCTCGGAGAAGGGAATCACGGAGGGCTAGCCTAGCATAAGCTATATTCCGATTTATTTCCTCAGGGGTTTTACCTGCATAGGGAGATTCAAGAACTACTTTTCTCATACTAATCATCCTTCTTGTTAAATTCACCACGGCGATGTAGCGTTTTCCATGGTGGTAGGTTGCAATAAATAGAGCCTAGGAAATCAAGTCCCTTGGTCATCTCTGGATAAAGACTATGGTGGAATAGCATAGTATCTTCACAATCCCCTGCAGGTGTCATGCCTATGATTTTCCACAGCCACGTTATATCGTACATTCCATTCTGAGTTACTTTCTTGCAAGGAAGGGAAAGCATAGCGCGAACAAAAGCCCAGGCCTGAATTTCATCATTAGGATTCTGCCAGTAGTTATAGTCTGGTTTAGTCTTATCAAGGAACGGGACTACTATAGAAAGCCCTCCGATTCCAAAGCCTACGCAGCGGATTTGCTTTTGTGCTGGGAAGGTTTCTATATCGTAGGATATAATGGATTTTTCTTTAGCAAGCTGGTAAAACTCTGCCATATTCTGAAGGCTAGGATTAAGCCAGACTTTCACTTCGTCGTATATTATATCAGGGGTATTCATTTCCCGCTTGGCTTTAAACATATCCATAACTACAGTATGGCGAAGTTCCCATTGAGCCTGAAAACTAATTGGACTATATGTTGCAAGGGTCTTACCATAGGGACTGGATAAGATAGTTCCCCGAAGGCCACCTACTCCAGTCTTATCTAAAATTGTCCAAGCGGATAGATTCCCTAGGCATATGATAAGATTAGGCTTTACCTGCGCAATTTCCTCATAGACTCGTTCACGGTTATGAAGCAATGCTGGTTTAAGATACTTCCCCATAGCATATGGAGGTGGGTAGTTATAACCTGCAGTAGCTTTATTCACGAAATGGTTTTCCAGTTTATCAGCTGGAGGGCGTTCAAGAAGTACACTGGAAAAGGAACATTCACTTTGAGATATTCCTACATCAGCTAGTATCTTGAAGAATTCTTTTTCAGCAAGAGAGGCTAAAGGCTGTCCTGAGAAGTCAGATTCCTTGGATGCAAACTCGGAGAGGACGTATATCTTAGAAGTTCTAATAATCGGACGGATAGGCATTGACGCGACCTTTCTTGTAGATATAAGTTTTAGCTCCACAGTGCTCACAACGGCGGGAGCCGATTGCTATAACTGCATTGTACTTTAACATCTGAGATAAGACCGATGCAATTGTAGTCTGAGTAACTGAATACGTTTTATTTATCTCCATAGTAACAGCAGCTGCGCTGAGTCCTTCAGGAAATTTTTCAAGTACCTCTTGGACTTTCTTTTTTAATGGAACTCTATGAGTAGGTTTGATTGGCATAGTTTCTCCCGCAACGCTGACAAATTTTTAAATGACCCCGATTATCTATTGGATAGGTAGTAGTGGGAAGATATACATGACCAGATTCAGCACACATCTGTAAGAGTGAAATCTTATAGACTAGTTCTAAAACATAGCGCTGTATATCTTCCATAGCATTAACTAATAACACCACGATTTAACAACTCAAAGTAACAATCCTTTGTAGCTAAGATATCTCCCATAGCATCATGGGCTTTATCGAAGCCTTTGTTAAATAGCTTTGTATGAAGTTCAATCAGCTTAGGCCATTTGTATTTACCATACTGATTTTTAATTCCTACATAAGCGCAGATTGGACTTGGAGTCATAGTGCACTGAAAAGGGATTCCTTCCAGCACGTTAGGCTTATTACAGATATATGCTGATTTTGCAATAAGCCTACTATCAAACTGATAATTATGACATACTACAATATCAGCAAGCTTGGCAAGATTAGCGAACATCCCGTAAGCGGTAGCTAAAGTAACACCTACCTTTTGAGCTTTCTCAATGGAAATCCCATGTACGTCCTGTGCGCCTTGCTCAATCTCACCATAGCCATCTTTCACTATCAGGGAGAACTGTGCTACTTGCTCAGTCCCGTAGTATAAAAGCGCAGCTATCTGAACTATACTAGGCTGATGCGGAGCAGTTGCATCGGCTTTGAAGTCCCACTTACCTGTAGTTTCAGTATCAAAGAATAGAGCTTTTTTCATGCGAATTGTACCCTTCTATAAATTGGCTGAAGGATACGAGTCCTCCAACCTTTAGTTACATGGAGATACTTAACCATATACTTAGGTTCACCAGAAAAGTACGTGCCAACCTGAATCATCTCTTGATGAATACAGCGACCATCCTGTTCGCCCTTAGTAGTAAGCTTACGTTTGGAACGAGCTTGACGTTTGAGAGAAATGTTTTTCATTTTGGACTCCAACTTTCTAGCTTATTGATAGCAATAATGTCAAGGTCAACTCCCATTGCATCAGCTATCATAAGAAGGTAGATGTAAACATCTGCAAGTTCCTTATGAATCTTTTGCTGAAATTCAAAGTTAGTATCACCATCTACACTACCAGAATAGCGCCGACTTTCTTCAGCAGTTGGAAGGGTAGCTTTATCTCCACGCCAATTCTTTTTAACGAGGTTACAAAACTCACCTACCTCACCAGCGAGGGCTAATGCTAGAAACCGTACTTTATATACAGGTGTCCAAGCGTTATTTTTATTGCGTACCTCATAGAAATCATCTATGGTTTTAGCGAGGGCTAAGATACGCTGTCTGCTAGTCATAACACAATTACCAACAGACTTACCAAAATCTTCCTCTTTACGTTTAAGCATTATGCGCCTCCTTCTGCGCGACACTCACCAGCCATAGCTAGATAAGTAGCCCCGTCAATATAGTTATCAAGTTTGAAATGACCGCCAGCAATTCTGGAAGCCTTGACAATAACCTGAATCATACACGCATCTTCAGCTGTGAAATCATAACCTATCTTATCTTTGAAGTAGGCCGTAAGCATAGCAGCTGTATGAGTGTAGTTTACTACAGGTGTACCGTAGTCTTTATCCCTATCACCGTTGGTTAGGATTGCACCAGTGTTTAGGATTTCAACTCGCAATGGAGTCTTAGGCTTGGCTTTTGTCATCTGGAGCTCCTTCCGCAATCATAGCTGCATTGGCCTGAATAGAACCTTCAAGCTCATTTGCTTTATTAGGAACTACAACTTCCGCTATAGCTTCGTTAGCATTAGCGGCTTCAAGACGTTTTGTAGCCTCGACTGACTCTGGAGATTCCTGAGAGGATTTAATTCCTTCAGGGTCAAGCTGGAAAGCGTTCTCAACTGCTGCATCACAGAAATCAAAAACGTGCGTATCATCAGCAGTACGCTCGCCTTTATCTTCCCAAGTAGTTTTTCCATCCGTAACGTGCTGAACTATTGGAGTAGCATCTGGATAGAAAGCGTTCCAAGCTATTTCATTGGATTGGTTTTTAAGTAGTATGTACATATTAAGCCTCCACAACAGTATAGTTAATTTCACCTACAGTACCAAAAAGGTCTGCACAATCAAGTGTAGCCTCGAAGTCATCACGCAATGCAGTTTCTAATTCATCTGCTGGAGTGTGTTCATTAGCGTGTTCGTTAGACTCTATGGTCAGTTCAATTTTAATCTTCATAACTATATCTCCTTCTCAAGTTGTTTTAACCCTTTGGCGCGGGTCAGTGCGCTATCTGCGGCAGTCGCAAATTCCTTGTCAATTTCATAGCCAATGCTTCGCCTTGCTCCTAGTTCCATTGCAGCCCTAATTGCAGTACCACTACCGCAAGTCGGGTCGAGGACTTCTGCATATTCATCTATAAACATCCTGAAAAAATGCTTAAGCATAGGCTCTGGTTTTTCAGATGGATGAATTGTTTTGCTAGTAGGGCAAGCGTATAGGTTAGCAATGGGGGAGATAATCTTCCTATCTCCTCTGCTAAACAGAAGGGCTGTTTCGTACACATTCCTAGGCCTACGGTTTACATCTGATACAATCCCTTTGTTATCAGACTTAAACCAGATAAGGGGCTGTTCCATTACAAGTTCAAGATTGGAGTTTTGCTGGAAGAACTCTATAGTCTTGGAGTAGAACTTCATGCTAAACCAGAACATAACGTGACAGGAAGGGTATGCGATTTTATCTAAGTTCTCACAAAGAGATTTACAGAGTGTCCAATAGGTATGCTCAGAATCTTTATACCCTGTGAAACCTCCTCCTTTGATATTACCTTGCTCGGAGTTCCCGTGGTCTATACCATAGGGAAAGTCACAGTGGATAAGATTAAATTTCGCACCAGTGTACTCATGTGCTACCTCCAAGAAGTTCTCGTTAAATATCTTAGCCTTTGGTGCAGATTTAACTTTCTCCTCTGGAGGTGTAGCTATATCTAGCATTTGATTAAGTTCATTATCTACAGCACGCTGCGTATTGCGCTGGATAATATTAGCGGCGACACTACGAGTAGCTGCACTAGCAATCTTTTCATCCTTGAGTTGATTTGATATTTCAAGACACTCAGATATATAACCTTTGGATAGGCCTAAGTGTTTAGCCGTGTCAGCCTGACTCCAGTTTTCATTAAGGGAACATAGAACTGTGTGCATCTGTTTAATCGCAAGGCACTGGTCTTGCCAACTTAACTCTGCACGTTTTAGATTTTCTTCCAGCTCTATAAGCTGAAGTTCTGTTTCATCAAGTTCATCTATATAGCGGACAGCTATTTTATAATCCATAGAGATTAACTTACACGCCTCGAGCCTTCTTTCCCCTGCAATGAGTACGCCTTCTCTTGTGATAGTTATAGGATTAATAAGCCCTATTCTTTGGATAGAATCCGCAAGGTCTTGTACTGTGCCTACAGTTTTACGTTGACGTTTTTCTCTTTCAACTACTATTTGTGACACAAGTAGTTTTGCATATTCTTTTGCCATTACTAATTCTCCCAGTATTTTAATATAAACTTAGTTAAAAAATTGGGGGATGGTGGAGTGCCTAATTCTTACCATCCCTCAACCGAACTGTGTTAGTGTTTTGCTAGGATTAAGAAACCCTAACTAACACAGCTCTATTCTATCTTCATCACCACACCAATCTGTGCGAACTGGCGTCCGTTCTGGCTGATACCATGAGTCACAGTAGCGCGGAATGAATTGTTAGGACTTTCAGCAATCAGCTGACGAAGTGTTTTACCAGTGGCATCCATCTGACAAGTTTCAGTTAGGAAGTCACGAAGCATTGCAGCGCTGCCTTCGGTGATATAGTAGGTAGTGCTGATTTCACGACCTTCTAGTCCGCCGCTTTCAGCAAGGGCTGTTGCGTCCACATCTTCACCTGCTGCGAAAGGTATGCAAGTAAATTCTACGCCGTTAGTTTTCTTCTTAGAAGATACAACGGATTCATAGGACTTAATGCGGAAGTCATAAGTACCAACTGGAAGAGGCGGCTTAGCTTTAATTTCTTCAGCTGGGGTATCAAGGATAGTGTTAAAATTTACATCAGACATAGTTATCTCCATTTAGGTTAAAGTTGACCAGCTGCACGGAAGAAGTCCGCGAGGCCAGATTCAAGGGGTAGTTCTTTAGGCAACCCTAGAATTTCGGATTTGAGCGCAAGCTCGGAATTAGGATAGGTTCGGATGATACGCTTGGTAGCTGCGCCGAGGCCTATGGTATCTACCTGAAGCATGGTGTTAAAGTAAGTGGCTATCTTTGGTGGAAGCTTCTGCCCGAGAGAATTTGGATGGGGCTTTTGATTTTCCATCTGGTTGGTTTTCTCATTCAGCGTACCTCCGACGTAGGTAATATGAGCGCAGACTATAACGTGACATTTGATAGCATCAGAGTATAGAATTTTAAGAATCCCCTCAATCATTTCCTGAGCTTGTCCCCAATCAGATTGATAAGGCTGTTCACCAGAGCGATTATTAATAGCTAGGATATAAACCATTGCTGCGTTGGATAGATGGGAAAGGGAATCTATAACTAAGACTGTATCTTTCTCCCAAGAGCCTACATTACCCAAGTCCACTCCATCCTTGTCCTTCCACTTGGTTAGCATATTCATACCTTTAGTGAAAGCTGTAGGTGTACCCTTGGGAAGTATCTTACCACCTACAGTTATGAAGTCATCAAGACAGGATTCAAAGATGACGTTAGTCAGAGCTTCTGGTTTAGCCTTGCCCTCGGCTATCATTTTCTTGAGAACAGAAGCTAGGATTGGAAGCCCGTTATCAAAGTCTAGTATTCTAAGTTTCTTTCCAGCGGCGGCAAGGGAAGCGAGCGCTCCAGTCTTACCTTTTCCACTGTCGCCTATCAAGAGCATCTTGATAGATTTCTTTTCTGAATAATCGGCTAGGTTAGTCATTGGCAGTCTCCTTTAAAAATTGTTGCATTTGTTTCTCGTGGTGTTGCCCTATCGTATCTGCCCCTAGTTCTTCTAGTGCCGTGTTGATAGAGGTAATAATATTGGCCTTGGCCTCGAAGGGAATTTCCGCTGGAATATTAGCAGCCATTCCACGAAGGCGGAAGATTGTCCAAGCTCGTTTTGAGCTTTTCTGTTGGGCAGCTGTTTGCATGAGAGGGCACTCCTTTGATTGTTGTTAATGATAACATAAATCTATTATAATGTCAATACATTCTTTATAGGGAAATTTATGACTTTATCATAGGTTTTTATTGGTTCTTTATCAAGCTCCTCTCTACAGTTTTTACAAAGGGTTACACCGTTTACATCTGACTCAGGTTCTTCACGAGTATCTACAAGTTCGTAGCATTTCTCGCAAGCTATTACTTTAGGCATAAACATTAGTAATCTCCATTGAGTAAGATGTGAACAGCCATAGTCTTTTTATCCACCTCAACTAACTCAAGGTCAGGATTTTTAACATCAAGACCTTGTTCTTTCAGGGCAGTTTTCATTAAGGCTTTAGCAGCATCCTTATCGGGCGCGACTATAATTGCAGCCGCTCCCACAGGCCAGTGCCCATTGAAGGTACAGGAATAGATTTTCATAACTTCTCCTTTATAATGGTTATTACATTCATCAGTATGTCCTGAATCTTGAAACTCTTTACAGTCACATTCACGTGTAGCCATAATCATTCTCCTTCATAGTCTAGTTTATCTAAGCGTTCTTCAAGAGGCATATCTTCAAGGTCTGAATAACAATCCTCACAATAGCCATAGTGTAAAAACTCTTGTTCATATGGTTCAGAACAGCCCTTGCATTTTATCTCATTCATAACTTCCTCCTAAACTGGTAGGTCATCATCATAAGAGGATTCCTCTTTAGTGTTGGCTAGATTCAAAGTAATCTTTTGCTCTCCATTTAGTTCCTGTGGAGCTACACTTGGTAAGCAAAGACTGTCATGCTTCTTTTCAAAACCTTCACGACGCAGAAATTCATCTAGCACTGCATCAACAGAATTTCCCTTTACTATTTCTGAATAAGATTGTTTACCAAGTTTAAATTCTATTTTAATGTCACCAGTCATAGTTCTACCATCTGCACTTGCACTAAAATAAAAATTACTAACATTATGGTCGGCTAGAGTCTTTCTTATACGATACTGTTCTTTAATAAATGCTGCTTCAAATTGTGTTATGTTAGTCATTTGACATCTCCTTTGTAATATCGTGAGCGAAGCTGGTATAAAGTAGCGCTTGCAATTCTGTGAACTCCATCTTTTTTAACATAGCTGAAACTGTACAAATGAATACAGTAGTGGCTGGCATATTCACACTTTCAGCTATGCGTAAATATGAATCACAATGCCCTGATACTATTTTAGCCTGAGTTGGCGTTACATTTTTAATCTCAGCTGCAATAAGTTTTATATAATCTTTAAGTGCATCTTTATCTATTTCTATTTTGTTGGATTTATTCATAGTCTTACCTTTCAATTAGTGGATTCCAAATCATTTTCTCAAAGTTACTAGATAGGATATTGTGCCTAATGGAACTATCGTTCCCACATACATCTAGAAATTCACAGCCACCATACATACTGCAAGCTGTGTCATTCATAGGATAGTATTCTTTTCGAGCGAAGCTCTCAGCGCGTTCAAGCCAGACTCCAAAGTCTTTAAGCCACTCATCAAGTTGGCCTTGGGTTTTGGTTATAATGCCTCGGTGTAGTCGGGCAAAGCCCACGGCTAGTTGGCAAGCATCAATGATGACACCGCTGGCACTTTGTGGCAGGACTATCCGAGAGGCTAGGGTATATAAGGACATCTGATTGTTAGGGTTGAACTGCTTGTAGTAGTTGCTGGATATAGTCGTACCAGTAGTCTTACGGTCTAGAACGTATATCTGTTCCGCAAATTCTACCAGCCTGTCTAGATGCCCGCAAGCTATATACTGGTCGCCGTCTGGCGTGGAGAATGGAAGCTCCATCTTGAAAGTAAGTTCCACCGCAGGTTTACCGTTGCCAAGGATAATAGTCTTAGCTGGGTCATCCTTGAAGTGTTCCAGATACCAAACGATAGCCCGGACTAGGGTTTTCCTTGACTTAATATTCCCTTTCTTCTGGGCTACATCAGATTCAGGGTCAGCAGTTCCTATGAAATCTTTAGATTTCTGCATAGCATGAAGCACTGCAGCATGAACGCCATCTTCATGGGAAGCGCCTAGGGCTTTCGCCTTGTCGTACTCTTCAAGGGAACTATGATACATAATACCGAAGTCTAGATGTATGCGCTCTCCTTTAGGACTCCAATGTTCAAGCATCTTGAGTTGGTATTTCCTAGGACAGGTTTTAAGGAGGCCTAGGCTAGTAGAGTCCCACGCAATCTGAAGCATGGGTACGCTTTTACTGAACAGTTCCGTTGTCATTATCAGCCCCTCCTATCATCATATCTATACCTGCTTGAATGTTCATTGATATTAAAGCCTTGAGTTTACTGTCACCTAGTATTTGGTCTTGAAGGCATACAAGTTTGCCTACTATTGTAGCAGCTATGGCAAGTAATTCCTGTCGAGATAGTTTATCATCGTAGCTTTTAAGGGTTTCATCTAGCTTCCTGAAAAGCTCTATGTGAATTGGGCTTGATTCTTTAGGGGTAAGATTATGTGTCATAGTTTTTGCCTTTTCCATTTCATGTTTACTTCATCTATAAGTTTTAGTATGTGCGAGTTTTTCTCCACGGTTTCAAGCACAGTTAGCTCAGAGGGTTTCACTTTAACTGGAACTACCTCTGGCATATTCAGCTTAACTTTCATCACACGCAGCCCTTCCTTCACCCCTTTGACATAGGGGGTGTTGCCTATAGGACTTGCAGCAATGTTCTTATCAACCATCTCCTCAAGCTCTTGTAGCTGAAAGCAGTTAAAGCCCCTTGTATGAGCCATTAGCTCTGAATAGCCCTTCTTATATTCAGCATCTGAATCATTTCCCCACACTTTTGTCACTCCAATTTTGTTGAATTTCTTCCACGACTAATTGCATCCTTCGGCGTTCAGCTTTGAGGATTCTTATTTCCTGATTGGCATAGCCAGTATCAGAAGGATTCTGTAACTCAGGCTTGGTGTTGAGCGTGTGGGTTATAGCACCTATGATGTATTGCAGGTCTAGGTGGGATGATGTTGTGTAGGTTTCGTTATCCATTGTTAGCCTCCAGTTCTTCTATCTTAATTTCAAGATGCGCTATGGTAGCCTCGGCTGTGGTAAGATTATCCTCAGCGACTTCCTGATTCTTTTCAGCCTCTTCTATTTCACCTTCCCAAGTTTCAGCAGCCTCGCGTAGCATTGAGTTAGCATCTCTGACTTCTTCTAGTTCATCGAGGGCTTCCTCGCAAGCATTGCAAATTTCACCGCACAATCTATCAATAGCTTTAAGGCGAGATTTAATACTGTCTATGATTGGACAGGTATTATCTGGTAGGGTATAATGTGTAGGCATTGGGCACTCCGTTAGTTAGAATTAATTTTATAGTAGGTCTAGCAAATCGTTAATCTCCCCTTCGTTAAGGAGAGTAGCTTTTTCCTTCCGAGCCTTAGCCTCTTTTTTAATAGGCTTAGCTTTTTCCTCAATCATCCAGCGAGCACGTTGAGCGCGAAGCTCTATGCAAATACTGGTGATGTCAGTCTTAGTCAACTGAAATGGGTCTTTGGCGAATAAGCTCGCCAAGCTATCCTTCGCAACTTCAGTCAATGGTGATGTCAGGGACTGTTCCATTTTGGTTTTGCCTTTCTCTAGTTTTATTTACAAAATCTCTAGTCAGTTTCCTGACTATAATAGTATGCCCAAGGTTCGGGAAGTTCTCATCAAGAAAAGCTAAGTCCCCTTTGAAGAAACGTACACCCCTGAGTTCAAGCTCCCCTTTATTCTTTTCGCTAGACTTACGCACTGGCCTTCTCCTCGAGTTTGATAATCCATAGTTTACCTAGGACATCGGGCGGAGGGGAGCAAAGCTGCAAGCAATCAAAATCAAAGCAGCCTTCGGTTCTGGCTTTAGCCCGCTCAGCATAGAACTTTCGTTTGAACGCCTCAGGGTCTGATACAGAAACTTCAAGTCCACACTTTGAAGTGACGGCTTGCCACAATACTCCCCTCATCCCTTCCATGTTACGCTGCTAAGTCAATGAGGGTTTCATTAGCAATAGACTGACGACGTGCCAGTTCTTCCTGAGCCAGCTCTTTGAAGCGTGGTTTCTCAGCAACAACACGTTCAGCCATTTCATGAATTTGTTCGCTGGTGTAGTCTTTAACATTCTTACCAGAATTAGCAAGTGCTTTCTTAACTGCATCACGAGCAAAACCAAGAGCGATTTTGGTAACAGGGTCAACAGCAACGCTACCAGAACGGCGAGCACCGAACTCATAGTCAGTGATGTAGGAGTCTAGTTCCACCTGAAGAGCGGCTACGTCAAGGGCTGAAATCTCTCCTTTTTCAAGTTTGTCTTTCTCAGTCTTAACGCGAGGCGCAAAGTTATTGCGAAGGTTTTCAGCCAGCGTCTGGTTAAGTACGTTAGCTTCTTCGTCTGAAAGCACATGGCCAGCGAAGTAAGGGCTGATTACTTTCATTACTACGCCAGAGATAGTGATTTCTTTTCTAGGTGTTTCGTTATCGTATTGCATTGTTAATCTCCATTTTGTTGTTAATTGTGCGTTATTGCACAATGTAAATATAACTTACCATATTCTAAATGTAAAGTAAAATGTTTCTTATAGCATTAAGTTATACGTTTTCGTTATGAACATATAACTCATGCCTGTATATCAACCTTTCCAATGAGGGTTTCTCTTGGTTCATCTGGGTACATAGGAGTTTTAAGTTGTCTTGCACCTTGAACCTGATGAATAACTTCTCCAGACTTAAGGTCTAATACAGTAAATAAAATACTACTGTATTCCTTTTTGGCTTTTATATCTGCCCATTCTTTTGCCAGAAATTCAGTGGTAAACGAGGCACGGTAGGCTATAGTTAAATCTATAGGGGTAGTTGCGTAAGTAGTTATCTGGTACACTCCAAACATAATTATTCTCCTTAGGTTAAAGTAGGTCTAGTATATCAAAGTCAAGCTTAACGGAACGCGATGGACTTCGTCCCTTGGTTAGTTTAGATTCATGTTTAGGTTCCTTTCTATGGTAGTTTTCAATTTCCTCTGCAGTCGGTGGGTTAGTCCTCATGCGGTATAACCATGCCTCCAGCATATCAAGATGCCAAGGCTGAAGGTTAGCCCCGCTTCCCATTACGCAGTTGTAGGCATCGCCTTGAGTGACGTTCCTAAAGGATATGAAGTGAAGTTGATAGGTGGCTGTCATTTAAACATTACTCCCCACATATAGGCAACAGCCCAAGCTACACCTATTATAACTAATCCTTTAATTCCGTATTGTACCACTGGTATCCATTCTACGCTCATATCAAATCCTCTGGTTTAAGTGTTTCACCGCTAGCAATATCTACAACTTTAATATTGGCTAGACCTATGTTAATGTTTCTAATTACCAGCACCCATTCACCTGTAATTTCATCTTGATACACAGCTGTTTCAAGAGCGTCATAGGCAGAAGCTCCTGACATAGGACTTTCAGGTGGATAGATTTTCCTAGAGTCAATCCTTTCACGTTTACGCATAGCCATAAAGCGATTGCGATTCTGCAAGGCCTCGGTTTTAGTTTTAAAAAACATCTGTACACCTTGTTCAGATTCTAATGCTGTATTAGCTATACTTTTAATTTGACTTGTTCCAATAGCTGATATATTAATGCCCATAGCTATCATCCTTTCTTGGAAAGTTTATGAAGGTTAGTTTGTCTTTAGTTCTGGTGATGGCGATGTAGGCAAGATTGTCCTCTTGGTCTAGCATCCATTCGGCTTCTTTATTGTTCTCTACAATGCGCTGAATCCACTTCTGGGGAATTCGCCAGTAGTCTAGAATGTAAACATGACTCCACTCTAGACCTTTAGCCCTATGGATGGTGCTTAGGGTTATGCTCCCGTCCTGCTTTGAGAAGAGGCTCTTAAGGGTTTCTTCTAACTGGGTGGTAGTTCTGCAGTTGGATACTTCTATCACGGCAAGAAGGGTGTCTACAGTTTCATTGATAAGATTCAGGGTTTCAAGATTCCCCTTAGCAGATTGTCTTTCCTCCCTGCCCCATGCAATGATGCAGTCATGAAGATTCTGGCCTTGTGGAAGTTGTTTGCAGGCTTTTATAATAGGTTTGCCTATATCCTTTCCAGCAATATAGCAGGAGATTCCACTTCTAATACACTTCAGGCCAAGTTGAACCAGTGGTGCAATGTTACGGCAGAGAACAACCGAGCCCTCCTTGATTATGCTAGGCTCCCAATCCGTGTCTAGATTCTGAACTGAACCCTCGGCATTACCTTCACTTGCCCTGATATGCGGCACAAATTGCTGTGCAAGGACTGTTGCAGCTTTGGAACAACGGAAAGTATAGCTTAGGGTTAGTTCCTTTGGCGCGTAGGCCTCGGCTAGAAGTTCCATAGAGTCTGCTTTAGCCCCTCGGAAACCATAGATAGCCTGATGAGGGTCGCCTACAATCACAATTCTGCCGAATTTAGATATACACTTTGAGATAATATGGTGTTGGATTTCAGATAAATCTTGTGCCTCATCTATAATAACAAGGTCATACTTCTCAAAGTTACTTCTAAAACAGGTTGGAAGGTAAAGCTGGTCATCAAAGTCTATAGTTCCAGCAAGGCCGAGCTTGATGTTCTGTTCAAGGCTTTTGCGGGCAATGCGAAGAACTGTAGGATTAAACTCAATCCCATGTAGCTTTGCAAGACCTCGCCAGTTTTCATCAGTGTCCTCGAGGAGGCCTTTACCTGTAGAACTAAAGTTCTTATGGAGAAGTCCTGCAGCCTTTGCCTTGCATACGAGGTCTTTAATGTCCCCCCACATAGCGCTGAGCTCCGCTGTTTCCTCTTTAGTATTACCTTTGCAGAAGGAAGATACAATAGTTCCAACTTTCTTAGAATCAAGCACAACCTTTTTACCTAGATGTTTCATCCAAGCCCTGTGGCCGAGGCCGTTTAGGGTAAGGGTGATTACTTCAGCAGGGGCTCTACGAGCCAGCTCTTCTTTGATTTTAGAATTAAAGGCTAGAAGTAGGGTCTTTGGGAGGATTTGGAAACGCTCGAGCCCTCCCATGATGGTGGTAGTTTTACCACTTCCCGCTACGGCATTTAGGATTAGAGATTCATTAGTCTCTGTCAGTGCGTAGTAGAATAACTCCTGTTCAGCTGTGGCTTTCATTTGATTCTCCCATGTGTTTAGTTAATGCTTGATAGAAAGTTCCATTCTCACTTGGAATCCAGTGTGTATCACCATGCAACTCCCAATCATTTTTGAGGGCTGAGTTGATTCTTTTAGTCAGCTCAAATGGGTCAGGATGTGCAATGATACTGTAAAACCTAGACATTTTCCATCTCCTTTACCTTTAGCAATAAGGCTAGGGCAACTTCCCTTGCTAAATCCTTGTCCATTACGAGGGTTTGAGTTCGCTTCCCTCGGTGAAAACCTTTTTCCAGTGTTGTCATTGTAAGCCCGATGTCCTGAGCATTATTCAGGATTGTTATGCTAGCTTCTTTCATATAAATTCTCCATTAATTGTCAATTAAACCAGTTCAAAGTGAGGCGCGTCTACAAAGCTCTGGTTGAATAAATTATCATCCTGATTCCAGTCATGTCCCCAACGTATAGGGATGCCAAGGCTAGCGGCACAGCCTAGGACTATTCCACCAAAATAAGCCCATTGGGAGGATTTTCTTAAATATTCCTCTTTAGTATCTTTATCAGAGGGGAAACCAATAAAAACCCCATCTACAAATGGGAACAAGTCCACTGCCTTAGAGGGCAGCTGATTGTGATTCCCGAAGGGGAAGTGGAGTTTAGTCCGCCCTTCAGCGAAGGCTTTTTCCTGTGCAGCCTTGTCCCTATAACTCTCATTAACCTTATGGTCATGTAGTTTTAAGACTTGATAGCAGAGCTTAACGAGCCGCCCATCAGCATTGTCTAGTTGTCTTAGGCTTTCCATTGAGTAGGTGAACATAGTTATATCCTTTCTAAAGTTTTATTAAATTCTGCTACGGAAATATCCATAACAGTGTTTTGTTGAACGCCGTCTACGTTTAGAATTTGTAGCCAAGTGTTATAGCATTTAACTTTAACATTCTTTCCATCAACTACACCAACCCAGCTAAACCATTTATTTTTATTAGCTTTGCGAAGATTATTAATGTGTCTAATAAAGTTAGCCTTGTCCATTGTTTATCTCCTTGTTATAGTCTATCATTGTTACAAGCCTAGGTGTATTTTCATGCTTCATATTATCTGTCCACCTTCCACCCGTGAACATAGCATCTAGATAATCCCCTAGTTCCTTATTGAGAATTGTCAGTTCTATAATGGGAAAACCCTTATCAATGCCCTCTTGGATGTAGTCCCGAGCTCTCGCTCCCTTGAAGTGCATAGCAGCGCTGAGAATCTCATCCCTCGATACATTAAGTTGAACCTTCTGTTCAGGAATTTCCCCAATGCTGGGCTGAGTTAGGATAACCCTATACTCCTGAGAGGTAACACTTGCGATTTCATCGCTGGGCTGGGTAGGCGTTCCTCTATTGCCCATAAATTCCTCCAATTATATAGCTTATCACAATAATTCCAGTGAACATTCCAGCCCAAAAGCTGAATATGATTGCCCAGATTAGGTCAGATTTATCATAGCTGTATAGCATAACGTTTCCTTTCGTAGTAGCGAAGTGCCTTCGCCTTGTTGGTTAATAATAGGTTGCGATGCTTCGCATCACTGTTTAGTTTCAATATTGTTCTTGCCTAGGATAGAGGCATTAACACAGACCTGAATTGTATTCAGCAGTTCCACGCTAATCGCGTCTAGGGTTCTAATTGGCATCTG